CGCATCATTCCAAGGTCTTTTTTCTAATTCTAAACAAAATGTAGTTTCATTATTATCTTGCGACCAACCCCACCAATCATATTCATCATACCGAGTATCAGTATATTTAGGGTATGAAGCATAATGCTCTATACTGTCTAATTTAAGAACTTTACCACCAGCAGCACCACCCGAGGCAGCCATAACTGGATACATAGCCCATTGAGCGGCATTCACGGGATTTAAACATTTATTTTTACCACCTCCCTTAAGAGTCGAGTGGTCGGCTAATAGTGTAAACGCACCTTTATCATCACTAACCTCAATTTTGATCTCTTCATTCGATAATGTAAACTTAACTTTATAAACATCATCAGCATCAACTTGATTACCCGGCCCGCCGTGAGCACCATAATAGATAATCTCATTCATGTAAATACCATTAATTTTAGTTCTTCCTACAAGAGTACCACTATCACTACCCGCTTGAAATACCCGAATATTACCACCAACACGGCATACAACAATATCACCATATCTATAATAACCTCTTATACGCCTTCCACTTACTAACGCTCCATTAGTTCTACTATTATCAAAATAAGAAGGTAGATGTTCGAAATCACCCGCACCAGTATCTTTAGGTTTATTAATTCTTGATAGACCAACCATCCAAGGCCCCGTATTAGCACCAGTTACATCAAAAACACATTGACCACCATTTTGAGCAATTGGAAACTCTCTGTTCTGAACATAAAATCCATCTGGATCACTAGAAGTAACTGAACCCTTATCTTGTGCGAAATTAAAAGAGTTATTTTTAGATATATCACTAAATACAATATCATCATTATCTCTTGTAGTTAAAGCAGCATCATCTTGTGTACTAACAATTTCAAAACCTTTAAAACTATTATCAGTATCATATTTAGCTTCAGCCGTGATACTACTTGTAAAACCATCAGCACCTTCAGTCCCCTTACCTATAATTAAACTAGGGTGAAAAGCACAAGCATCTAGACCCGCTTTAAGATCTAACGCCATGTCTTCAACATTTCTTTCATTTCTACCACCAGCATTAAAAGCAGCACCACCTCCAATAGTACCTCTAAAAGGTTGTGTAGTGCTACTATCAAGATCCGCTATTTGTTCACCAGCAGCAAGTTTAGTAGCATCATTTACAATTGGCGTCCCAAAATAATGACAAAACCCAGCATTAGCTCTATCAAGAACAAATAAACCATTTTTATTAATTTTAGCACTCTGTAATGCAATCTCACTATTAGGTGGTATTCTCATGGTGTTGAGTAATCTATTTTGATAGGAGTAGGGTTTAAAAGCATTTGAAAACTCGGGGTTATCCTCTTGAGCGACATTCGAAGTAATTACTAAACTCATTTTATAATTAATAAATATATTTTTTTTATACCAATAAAAAAAAAATAAAAGATAATGTTATAATGCCGAAAAAGAAAAAGAATGTAAAAAATGTAAATGTTAAACCGATCACTAATCACGATAATATCCAAATAGATATTAAAAAAGATTTAGAAGAAGAAACTAAAATAAAACCCGAAAAGATATTTGACGGTTTTAAAACTAAAAAAAAAACAACTGTTAAAAAAAAGAAATCATCATATTAAGCAAAGCAACACTTCGTTAAATTATTCATCATCACTACTATATCCATCATCAACTTCCCATTCATTCTCATCATCATCATCATAATCATATTCGAACTCTTGCATTTCATTCCATCTTTCACGGGCTTCATCTAAAGAAGGTAGAAATACATATATCTTTCTTTCTTTTTTAATTTGTAATTTATTCTCAACATATAGATCACCTAGACAATTCTTTTGTATTTCTCTCCAAAAGGCACTATTCATGAACTTCCTACCATCATAACTTTTTCTATCATAACAATCAAATAAGAAATCTTTAGAATAAACAACCTTTTTCTCTTTCTTTTTATTCTTGATTTCTTGCCCATATTGTTTCATAGTATATTCACCTTGAACTTCAAGAACTTTATTCCATTCAATAAAATGATTACCTAGTTCAAAACCTCCATCTTTCATTACATCATTCCACCACACTTTAGGACTATTCCAATTTCTCTCGACTTGTTCTTGAAGAAGTTTAGTTTTCTTAAATTGTCTTGGATTGTAACTACTAATATTTCTATTATATAATATCTTTGCGAATGCTTCACACGGAGCATCTAAAACGGGTTGAATATATTTCTTTTTTTCCGGTGTCATTCTACCAGCCATTCTATTATCTAATTGTAAGCAATAATGCCTTCTATCATCTTCAGTACAACCCGCAAACCAATCATTATTAGTTGTAATAACATAATTAGCATAATCATCTATCGTATAATTTTCTTTATTCTTTTTATTGATAGTTTGTCTTTTTTCAGTAATCATATTTTTAATAGTACCCTCTAATTTCTTATCGCCACCCCAAAAAGCTTCATCAAGATTAACGAATACTTTACCTTCTAATTGTCCGTTGAAATCACCAAATAAGAAGTTTGCATTGCTATTTTGAGCGTAGTGATCGTCGCCTATAATCTGTGCGAGTTTTTCAAGGATAATACCTTTCATACCACCTTGTTTCGATTTTAGAGCAAGTAATACACCCGTTTTAATATGGGGTTTTTGAATAACATGACTAAAATAATCAAGAACATAATTATAACTATTCTCATCACCTTGACACCAAATATCTTTAATAACATTAAGTATTGGTTCTGCTGCCTTCTCATCATATTCATCAGCTACTTCTTTACTAATATTGAAACCATTCCATAGATTAAATAAATCACTATTAGGTTTTTCTCTTGGATCAAAACCAATTGCTCTTACTTCTCGTCTATCAATCCATTCACACCATATTCTAAAGGGGTCAATATAAATTGTTTTCTTTTCTCCTTTTTCATCATCATTATATTCATCATCTTCATCATCTCCATCTTCAATATAAGTAAATGAAAACTTTTCTTTTATGAAATGGTCTTTTGTTTTTGTGGCTGTTTTCAAATACCAACAATCTTTTTTAATTAATTCACCATTATCTTTTCGAATAATCTTTTTATCAAGAAGAATATAATCACCAGTTTCTTTTACAAAAATCAATCTATTATTTAGTTCTCTCATCATACCCCTTTTAGCTGTCTTCATTCCTTTACCAAATGTGATATCTTTTAAACCTCCGAGAAATACTTGCTCTAAACATTGAGTATTTTTAGGCTGATATTTACTTTTAAGTTTTCTTAAGAATGTAAGACCAAGCTTATTACCCTTCTTCTTTTTATTCCAGTACTTCCAATTTTTCTTAATTAAATCAAGATCAAACCCGTTATCTTTCTTAGACCAATCAGCATAAATACCAATGCCTACATTATCACCCTCAGTAATATTATGGAGAGCCATACCAATCTTTACCCATGTATCATACTCATAACATTCACTAGGCAACATATCTAGAATAGATTGCAATTCACCAGCATCATAAACTCTTTTTGGTACTTCTAACTCTTCTACAATATCTTTAGGTTTAGGAGATTGAGGCGGAGATGCTGGTGGTGAAACAGTAGAAGGCATAGGGCGTTTCCAATAGTTTGTAGCATCACTACTTTGAATGACATGTTTAGTAAGATTGAAACTATCGACATAATTGTCTGGGACTTTTTGTCGGTCATCATTAGGTTTGTATGAATAAAGAAATCTCATATTACCACCATCCCTATAAACAGCTTTATCAAACATCTTGTGATCTGTATTCTTAAACTTAATATCATATAGATTATGCTTGTCATTAAACTCTCTTAATTTTTCCACGGTTGTTTCATAATCACACATAACAAAATGAAATGATACAGCATAACCATTAATCTTATTCTTAATCTTCTTTACAGTTTTAACTTTAACTTTTTCACCATGACTAGAAGAAATAGCTATATCAGTTTCGGGATATAGACCCTTTAGTAATTCTAGAGTTTCATTCTTAATAATATCAATATTCTTTTCTTGATCCTCTTTATTTTCATAAAACATATCGATATCATAAAAAGGTTTAACTTTGGATTGATATGTAGTCCATTCAAAATAATAATTCTTATTACATTTACTATTGCCTATCATACTTTCTATTTCAAGTTTAGTTTTTTTCTTAAAGGGTTCTAGTACCACATTAAAATTACTATGTCCTTTGAAATCTTTGAATTGCATTATATTAGTATCAACCATTTTATTCTCTTTGATTATATTATCCATTTTCTTTTTAAGTATATTTTGTCTATCCATTTATACTTAAGCATAGATAATAATTCTACTAGATCAAACGTATAATCCATCATTATACTTAATATTATCGATAAAAAGGCTATATAATCATTTATTATACCTTAAATAGCACTTAAAGAAAAATAAAACGGCATATATTTTAAAATATATGCCAAAAATTAGCACTTAAAGAGCATAATACTACACTATAACCATTAAAAGGGTATAATAATACATCTACAATACTTAAAAAGATTAATATCTATTATATTATATAGAGAAAATGATATATAATGGATGTGATGGATCACTTAACTTATATTACAAAGGATTACTTATAAGCTCATTCCCATTAACTAAAAAAAAAACATTTGAAAGATATAAATATCAAGGTGAGTATTTGATATTGAAATCTATGAAACAAAAAATTAAAATTAAAAAGATTATATATACATTAACACATTATTGTAATATTATATATTATAGAAAAAGAAATAAACAACCTATTCGGAGAAGCGACCATGAATACTTTATATCTTGTCTATTTGCTTTAATGAAACTTAAGATAATCGATAATGATGAAAGTAATGGTTATTTTATTATGCCTAAAAAGAAACTTACTTAATATATCCTTTAATCTTTTTCTTTCTTACTTTATCCGCTAAATCTTTGTCAGCCGTTCTATATGCTTTTCCTTTCATTACAAAAGCATATACTCTCGCCATAGCCCATTGCTCCGCCGACTTTACTGATGGACGTACTGCTGCTCTATTATTTTTAAAAGCTCCAACTCCGCGATCATATACATCATCTAATATCTTCATAGGTATTCCAGTTAATCTAGAAATATCATCTTTACCATTTGCAGTTTTTAAAGGTTGCTTATATTTCTTATTAAACTTTTGCTTGTTCGTTACCACCATTTATTTATCTAATAGATTTTTTAATGGTTTAATATATTTTTGTTTTATATCTACACAATCATCAAACTCATTTTTACCTCTATCGCATCTCCCTCTTTTACAAATATCATATTCACTTGAACGATGCTCCCAACCATAGATACCATCATGACATCTCCACAAATAAAAGATTCTTAAATTAGGACACTTCTTTAATATTTCATCTCCTTTAATTAATTTATTTTCTCCAAAGAATAATGTTGGATATTTATCGTGGGGTATTCTTCTTGTTTTAATCTCAATAAAATAATCTTCATTATATTTATCGAACTCATAAAACTTCCCCATCTCCGGATTTTTACTTGATCTTAATAATGTTCCATATTGCTCCTCTAGAATAGTATGTATTTCTTCTTCACTTTTAAATCCGAAGTTTAAATCATTTCTTTGAATGTTATTCATTTATAGTATAACAATAGATTTTATTTTCACATAAAACGCACTATTCTTCAATTCTATTCACAGCTACTTCATATATTTCGGGGTCTTTTTCAATCCCTATAAAGTTTCTATTCATATTCTTACATGCTACACCAGTTGAACCACTACCCATAGTTGGATCTAATATAGTATCTCCTTCTTTAGAATAATACTTTAATACCCACTCCATTAATTCAACGGGTTTTTCAGTTGAATGTTTCCCTCTTGTTGATTTAACTTCTAACATAGTTGTTGGTAGTGGTGGATCATAATGGGGTTCGGCTTTTAATAAACCATTACGAGAAACCTTACTATACAATCCACCTTTATTTTTATATTTTTCATCTATATCTTCTTTAACAACTGATACGGGTAGTGGTGTTTCATATTTACCCGCCTTCTCCCTTACAATAGGTTTCTTTCTTCCTTCGGTATTATAAGTATTATTTTCACCTTTAATGATTTGTTTATCTTCTTTAACAACTGATACGGGTAGTGGTGGGTCGTATTGTTTATTTTGTACTTGTTTTACTTCACTTCCATAACATAAATTATCTTGACCTTTCATACCATTCTTACTATTAAGAAACTTATGTTTATGACTAGATAAATCATAAAAAGGTAATTTCTCATAAAATACATATATCATCTCATGTTTTCTCATAGGCATCTTTTTAGCACTTAAGAAACCAGCGGGGGCTGACTTGACCCATACAATATCATATCTAAAATGACATTTCTTCGGCGCTGAATTAATTAAACTTACACCAAACTTGGTAGTTGTTGTCATAAAGATGGGAGTGTTTAATTTCTTAATTCTCATTACTTCAATCCAAAACTTCTCTAAATCGATACAACAATCCCACTTGCAACTTGTTTGACCATAAGGTAAATCACAGAATATTAAATCAATAGAATTATCATCTAAACCTTTCATTTCTTCTAAACAATCTCCATGCAATAAAATACTCATTTATACTTAATAGATATATTTTATTTTCAATCGAAACTTACAATCACCGGATTTTCTTTTGTTGTATGTCTAATTTGTAATTTACTAATATATTGTTGTTTTATTATTTTATTTTTATTCATCTCTTCTTCAACTTCTTCAGTAATTATTGGATTAACATTATCTTTACAATAAATACTTAAATTGTATAATCTACAAGCTCTCCTTACACTTGGTAAATCTCCCCACATGTAAATACTCATTATATCATTATATGGATCATTTTGATTACAATATGTTGTCATATCAAAAATATAATCATTTTTAGCCCACTTGATTATCTTTTTTGCACTAAACATAATATCTCTTTTTTCTTGTGTCGTTGGTCTTTGTTTATTCGATGGGTTTTTCAAATATTCTTTTAATTCAGTACAATTTTTAATTTTATCATTATATACTACCTCTTCAAAATATTCTTCTATATTACTTACTATTTTACCTTTGGTTAATTCATCATTTATGAATACTCCGTGTTTTCTAAATAAATTAACTATGTCTTTCTTTGAATGCGTTTTATCGATAAACATTTTTTATAATATATAATTTATTTTTATTTTGTAATATATACTTAAAAGAGATGCCTATGAAAAATGGAGAACTAACAAGTGCTGAAATTAGAAAACTAATAAAAGCACACAATATATTAGTATCTATTAAAATACCTACGGGTACTAACCGTGATGGTTTAATTAAATTGATTGAAAAAAAAGGATATTCAATTGATCATAAAAATAAGTCACTTCGAGTGGTAAGTCGTAAATCACAAACTATTACCTTAAAGGGTGCTGAAGCACTTACGAAACCGAAAGCTAAAACTGAACTACAAAAGCAGAAGGCATCTGAGAAGAAAGAAGAGAAGGCTATAGCTCAGAAAAAGAAAGAAAGAGAATTAAAAAAGGAAGCTGTAAAGAAGGCAACAAAATCAATGGTGCCTAAGAAGCCAGCCCCTAAGAAGGCAGCCCCTAAGAAGCCAGCCCCTAAGAAGCCAGCCCCTAAGAAGCAGCCAGCAAAAAAAGAAGATGATGTAAGACCAGTGGCAAAAGTAGGAAGACCTCGTTTTGATCCGAGTAAAATAACAGTAGTTGAAAAGAAAAAGAAAGAAAAGAAGAAGTTTCCTAGTGAAGGTGCTAAGAAAGTAGGAGAAAGAATTAAAGCTAAGAAGGTGAAGCTATTAACAAGTGAAGAATATTTTAAATTATCAAGAAAAGCAGTAAACGATATTACACCAACGGAAAAAGCACAAATGGAAAAATATGAAAATCAGCCAGCAAAGAAGGAAGATAAGAAGGAATCACCAATAAAAGAAAAAATACAAACACCAGAGGAAATGTTTTTAAGCAATGTTTTATATGTAATTTCACAGTATCAGAAAAGTTCGTTTGAATCGGGTTATGTAGATATTAATCAGAAAAAAAAGAATAAAACTCTAGAAGTTCTTGGTTCTATAATAGATAAGAAAAAAACAAGTAACTTTACCAAACCCGAAATAAAACAATTGGAAGGTGGTTTAAGATTTTATAGATCCAGTCAATCCCAGAATAAAAAGGGTATTAAAAACTGGGAATCAATTTTAAAACGTGGATCAGAAAAGAAATCTAAGAAAAAAGAATCACCTAAGAAACTTCAGCAGGCAGGTCATCGTATGAAAGGTGGTTTAATTTCTATGATCATGACAGCTGAAGGTGAAGCAAAAACAATTTTAGAAAACACCCTTAAAAAGTTCAATAGTCTTACAGATGAAGAAAAAGAGGAAAATCGTCAAGCATTAGATAATGAATTATTTGATAAAGTTATTTCTTATGAAAAAGTTGATTCTAGTGGTAACATTACTGGTGGTGGTGTTAAAGCATTAAAAGAAGTTCAGAAAAAAATCAATAAAATGGGAACAAAGAAAGATGAAAAATCGCCTCCACCTTTAAGATTTAGTGGTAGTAAATCAAAAATTGATAAAATTAAGAGTAAAGTAAAAAAAGGTAAAATATCAGTTGAGGAAGGTTTAAAAGAATGGAAAATAGATATAGAAGCATACGAAAGAAGAAGAAAAGTGAGTGAAAAATCACTTATTAATAAGGGTTATAAAAGTGGAGGTGTAGATGAATTAAAAGCATTAGAAAAAGAGGGGATTGAGATAATAAAAAACTAGAGGGAAAGGTTGAAGCCCCAAAGAAACCAAAGAAAGCTAGAAAAATAAATCCAATAATAGAGATACGTGATGGTATCAATAGAATAAGAGATGTACAATATTTACGTGATATTATAGAACAATGGAATCAAACTGCTGAAGGTAAAAAATTAGAGAAGTCTAGAGGTCAACCATTGAGAAGCACAGACAATAAAAAGAAATTAATTGAAAAGATTATGGATTATGAGATGTATAAAGATATTGAAATAAAATTACCTCCAAAACGCGAGAAGAAAGTAGTCGATAAGGAGGCTATGAAAGCTAAAAGAGAACTAGATAAAAAGAAAAATAAAATATCAAAACAAGTAAATGAATTATATATAAAATATTTGAGACGAAAAGGTAAAGATGATAAAAAAGTAATCCTTAGTGATCTTGAAGAAGAATGGGGTGATATTGAAGAAGACAATGAAGAGTTTCTTGAAGATAATGAAGATTTTCATAAAGAACTAGATTCTTTGATTTTAAAATTAAGGAAAAAAATAAAATCTGATGTAATTAAATCTTTAAAGGAAAATCTTCAAGATATGAGAGTAGATGACAAGTAAAAATGGGAAAACTGAATAATTATTAATCTTTCGCTTTCTTTACATAAGTATCTAATGCAACTTGCTTCGAATGCCCCATCACTTTATTGTCCTTCTCCAACTCCTCTTTCATATTACCATACTTAGAACTTAAATATATTTTTCTCATAAGCGTACTCGAGATGGCTTGATTTTTTTCCATATATTTTTGAGAATATTTAAGTAACACCTTACTTAATTCTATTCTAGTTAATGGTTTACCCGTTGATGTCTTAAACAATACACCCATCCCATTGATCTTCAAGTAATACCTTAATATCTTTCTTAAATCTTTATCTTCAATTGGTAAATCTAACTCTTCATATTTTTTTGCTGTTTTATATTTATTCAATACAAAATATAAATTACCCTTTGATGGTACAACTAAATAGTTATTTTCTTTCTTTTCTTGATCACTTAACTTCTTATATGCTGCTTGATTAATCGCACTAGTTCCGCCGCCCATATCATTCCTAAACGGCATCCTCGCATAGAGATTGAAGAGAACCCACGCTTGTAATAGTTGCATTTCTTTTTTAGTAATATCATCTTTACCTTTCTTTTTTATTGGTTTTAAATCATCCGCCATCTTATTTATCATGTCATAAACTTCTTCTATTTTTGCGAAGTTTTTGCTCTGTTTGTCGCTTACAATACCGCTTTTTTGTTCATCACTATATTTATCATTTCGTTCATCCCTTAATTTACTATATTCTTCGAGTAATTTATCATATTCTTCTTTATGATTAAGAGCCATCAATAATACAACAACAGCATTTAATATATTGCGTTGGCTTAAATAATGTAGATCACTTAATTTATCCATTACATCTTCGGGCTTCTTTAAGAAATCATAATTGTCAGTATCATATATCTTTTGTAGTTTCTTGAGATTAACTACATACTGTTTAACTGTGTTTGTTTTTAAAGTAGGTCTTGCTTTAGAAATATCTTCAGTAGGATTTTTACTATCAATTGACATATTTATAATATAATAATAGATTATTTTTATATCATAAAAACGAAAAAAAAAGGTTATGAAAAAGTGTCTGGGGTAAATCTTGAAAATAATTCGTGTTGAAGGGTGTATTTAAGATGGATGTTTTTTCCATTTTACCCCAGACACTTTCTTGACTTCTTCACTTTCAATTAAATCAATATATTTTAATATTTCTTTTTGAGTTTTCAATAAATCATTTACTAATGATATTAGTTCTTTTTGTGTATTTTTATATTTATCACATTCTTTACATTTGAAATAATCCCAAATTAAACTTATAATCCAATCCATTTTAATGTAAATATATATTTTAATTATTTATGCAAAATAACAATTAAAGCGGCCATTCTCAATAGTAGCCACCTTAAGTAGTTCAGTATAAACACGGAGAGTATAAGTGCCGTCAGTAAGAACCGACGGGATCTTGTAAATGAGATCCATTCCCTTATTATTAATACGCTCACCCTTATTAGGACGAATAGCATTCCATCTAAATAATGCCCCTAAACCATCAGCACTCCCCGACTGATCGTGTCCTTCTAGTGTTTCAGCAGTAATAGATGAAGTCCCCGTATTACGCTGTAGGATTTCGTCATGAGCCAACATAGGGACTTGACCCTCGGCAGCTTGAGTAGTTGCAAACTGTAATGCTGAATTACTCCTATCAACAGTAAACTCAAATCTATCATTATATAAGAGATTGTATGATAAAAGAAACTCACCGAAAGCAGTTGTACCATTAAGCAGAGATTTAGCTTCAAAACTTGAATCAGCTTGAATACCAAAAAAGACCTTCGAACAAAGGCGACCATTACCACCAATAGGTAGAGTGAGAGATCCAAATGGATTTAACTTGGGGTCAGCTCCGTCATCTTGAACTCCCGTCCTTTTAGTAAGGCGGTAGTCAGCATACTGAAACGTAAGCTTCGGGTTCTGCGAGGCATATTTCTCCATGATATCACCATCATAAGTAATACTATCATAAATCAATTTACACTCACTTTCATTTACATCAAACGCTAAAGTATCTCCATCAGCTTGATTAACACAAATACGCTGTGATTTAACACCACCCGAGCGAGAAGATGTAGCATCAACAAAAGTTAGATCTATATGGACTTCTTCGTCTAACATAAACATAGGCAACTGATTAAACTTAAGGAACGGGAAAAGATCACTTAAATAAACCGAATAAACGGGAGCTTCACTAATTGTCTGTGCTGATGTTCCGTCTTGCTCCATAAATGGTAGCAACTCAAATGCTCCAGCACCACCAGCAGCCGGTACAACTGGATTGCGTCCAACATCAATACCAATAGTTTTAGCAGAGTTAGGGGGTTTATCCGTTACATCCGCCGTGCGGTCATCATATACGGGCATATGAGCAATGCAACGCTGTGATAAATACTGCTCTCTTTCTTTATTATCTTCATTCGAAATAAACATAGACTGATACTGATGGAAATTGTTGTAGTCATCAATGGAGCAAACGGTATTATTACCAATAGTAAGCTGAGCAGTTTGGATCAACTGCGACACGCCAACATTCAAAGGGTAAAAACCTTTAGCTACTCCCGCTTGTGGAGTTACAGCAAGAGTAATTTTTGAATTAGAATGTAGAAATCCGGCGACTCTTGACATTGTAAATCTAACTCGTCTTTGCGAGAATGTTACTGGGTCAATTACATCAGTATGTAATTTTTGTCCATATTCACTTGGAATAGCACCAATTTTAATAAGGTCGGGGATACGATCGCTATCAGTCATTTTATATAATTATAAATATATAAAAAAAAAAAAAAATAAAACATTAAAAAATA